GAAGCCTGGTACGACGATGATGACGAGGAGGATAACCGCGGTGAGTGAGCGATGCTGGGTCTGCGGTTCTGACGACCGGCCCAGGCACGATGAGTTGGTGGCGAACTATGTGATCCACCATCGGTGGTCTCCCAATGGCGACCTGGTGAGGGCGGAACGGCCTTTGCCGGCAAGCCCCAAGCAGCCCCGACAGCAGATCATGGTGGTGGGGGCGGTAGATACGACTCTCCGCAAGATCTTGATGGACAAGGGGATCATCAGTGACCAGGACTTCGCCGCTCTTCTCGATCCTGGGGACAGCACTGACGGAGATCGAGGCTCTGGGGAGACTCCGAGCCCCTAACGAGGCTTGCGGGGTTCTCCTCGACATGCCCTGGCGCAAATCTGACGGCACCATGAGCTTCGTGAGGGAGTTGCCCAACCGCTCGATGGAGGGGCCGGGCAGCTATCGAGTCGATGCAGAAGACATCCGGCTAGTGCTGGATGGCCTTGAGGATGTCGAGGATGTCGCTATTTGGCATACTCACCCCTCAGGCTACATCGGACCCTCTCAGCTCGACATGAAAAACCGACCGATGCCCGACATCTGGATGTTGGTCGTAGCCCTGACCGACGAAGGTCCCGTTGCTACCTGGTTCTGAAAGGAGGTTCCGATGGAGCCCTTCGGTGTAAACTACAATCGGTTGACCCCCCGTCAGCTGAACGGTTCGGAGTATGGCGGAGTTGGCGAGACGCGGAACACCCTGCAGCCCAAGGGTGCCGATGCTCTGGATGCCTCGGATCGACTTCGACTCGGCTACCTCGTCGGCGATGAGACTGACACCCTGCAGCTGGGTCTGCTCAGTCTCGAAGACCGCCGGCAGGCACTGGGTCTGAAGCCCGCGAACAACCGCCGCCCGAACTGGCTGGCCAACACCGGCCGTACCGCGGAGGCCGAGCTCCAGGGCGCCGAGTACCCCGAGGAGATCTCGACCCTCGACCCCTACATCCCCGGACTGGGTGATTGAGGGTGGAGACTCGATCCCAGTCTGGGCTGATCCTGCCGCAGGGTAAGGTTCTGAAGAAGGACCTTTACTTCCACGAGACAGGCTACCGTCCACACCAGGGTCAGCGCATCATCCACTACGGCACCAACGCCCGTCACCGGGTACTGGTCAACGGCCGACGCTGGGGTAAGACCCTGGCTGGTGCCAAGGAAGCCGAGCTGATGACGTTCATCCGGAATGGCTTCGGTCAGCCTCAGATCGGGTGGATCATCGGCCCCGAGTACTCCGACTGCGAGAAGGAGTTCCGGGTCATCTACGACTCGCTGCGCTCCTTGGGTGTGGACCAGGTCAGCACCCGGTTCGTGAACAATGCCGAGAACGGCAACATGCATATCCGGACCAAGTGGGGATTTGATCTGCAGTGTAGGTCGGCTCGCCACCCGGAAAGTCTTGTCGGAGAGGGCCTCGACTTCGTCCTCATTGTTGAAGGCGGCAGACATAAGAGGAAGATGTGGGGCGACTACGTTCGTCCTGCCCTCTCCGACAAGCGAGGCTGGAGTTTCACCTCCGGGGTGCCCGAGGGTGCTACCGAGACCTCGCTGCTGTACTCGCTGTTCCAGCGCGGCCAGGATGAGACAAAGCGATCCTGGTGGTCCATGCAGATGCCCTCCTGGACCAACGATGTGATCTTCCCCGGCGGCCGCCAGGATCCTGAGATCGTCGAGGCCCGCGACGACTTGACTGAGGATGAGTTCCGACGCCAGTACGGCGCCGAGTTCGTCGATAACATCGGCCGAGTCATGAAAGAGTGGGACAACGACGACCACATCCGGGACCTGGAGTACAACCGGAAGTGGCCGCTGTATGCCGCGGTCGACTTCGGCTACACCAACGACTGGGTGTGGCTATGGATCCAGACCGATGAGTGGATGAACATCTACGTAATCGGGGAGCACCGCTTCCGACTGCGTGACACCCACGACATCGCCGAGAACGAGCTGAAGCGCCATCCGCTGATGCCTCGGCTCAACTGCATCTACCCCGACCCGGCCGCCCCGGACGACGCGAACATCCTTCGCAGGGTGCTCGACAAGCCCACCATGTTGGGTACCGGCGGCGAACTCAAGACCCGCCTGGGCTTGATCCGGAATGCACTGAAGTTGCGTCCGGCTCACCTGCCCGACGGCCACCCCGAGAAGCGCGCTCAGCTCTGGGTGGACCGGTCATGCACCGACCTCATCTTCGAGATGAACGAGGGTTACCGCTGGCCGGAGAAGCGATCCGACGAGCGCAATGACTCGGAACTACCCATGGACAAGGACAACCACGGTCCGGAAGCCCTGGGGCGGTTCTTTAAGGGTCACATGGAAAAGCGAACCGAGGCCAGACGGTCCCGGCAGGCCCAAGTACGAGTAAGGAGGCGCTGAAGTGGTTGGCTTTGACGACCAGGGCCCGTACACCAACGCGCTCATCCTGGGCGGGTCTGACGGGTACTCCTGGCTTCCGAAGAAGGCTCGCGAGCGCGCCCAGGCCTACCAGAAGTACGACCAGATCTACTGGAACGACATCACCCAGTATGCCATCCGGTACCTGGTCGGTGAGCAGCCGGTGTTCATCCCGAACGCCCGCACGGTGGTCGACACCACGGCCCACTACTATCTCAAGGGCCTGGCAGTCAGCCTCAAGGAACCCGAGAAGTACACCAAGACCGCTGAGGCGCTGACCAAGTTCCTCAAGCGTGAGATGTTCCTTTCGAGGTTCCACACCGCGAAGCACACTGGGGTGACCCGGGGCGACTACTGCTTCCACCTGACCGCCGACCCGGACAAGCCCGAGGACAGCCGCCTCTCGCTGAACTCGGTGCACCCAGGCAAGGTCATCTTGGACGAGGACCCCGAGAACTGCGAGCGGATCATCCGAGCGCACCTCGTCGAGCGGATCCCTCACCCCGACCCGTCCAAGAAGGGCGAGTTTGCCATTAAGGAACTCGTCTACTGGTACGACGACGGCGACAGCGATGCCGACGACCAGGAAGACCTGGCTCCTTACCCTGACCAGGTAGTTCGGGATGACGACCGATCGGGCACCACCCGGCGGGTCATGCGGGCCGAGCGCATCTGGTCCACCGAGAAGCCGTGGTATGACGAGGAAGAGCGAGAGCTCATCACCATCACGCTTCCCGAAGAGGCACTGCCTGACCCCATCGACACCATCCCCGTCTACTGGTTCACGAACCTGGGCTGGGATGATGGACCGTACGGCTACTCTGAGCTCCGCGGCTTCGAGCGGAACTTCCAGAGCATCAGCCAGGTCACTACAGACCAGGGTACTTCGCTCTCCCTCGAAGGCCTGGGTGTCTACGCCACCGACGGCGGTAAGCCGGTCAGCAATACCGGTGCCGAGGAGGACTGGGAGATTGGCCCGGGCAAGGTCATGGAAGTATCCCAGGGCGCGTACTTCCGTCGCGTCGAGGGTGTGGGATCGGTCAAGCCGAACATTGACCACATCGACTACCTGGAAGCTAAGATTCGCGAGGCGGGAGGCCTCTCGGATGTGGCTCTGGGCCGAGTCGATGTCCAGACCGCCAACTCGGGCATTGCCCTGGCGATCAAGTTCATGCCCACGCTCGCCAAGCTCGACGAGCGCGACAAGACCGGCGTCGACCGCTTGACCCAGCTCTTCTATGACTGGCAGAAGTGGTACGAGGCCTACGAGGGGACCAAGCTCGACGGGGACATCGAGGTCACCATCGGCGACAAGTTGCCGACGGACCGCACGGGGCGGATCAACGAGCTGAACAACATGCTCGACCGCGGCGTGATCTCGAGGCAGTACTACCGGGCTGAGATGCAGAAGCTCGGGTACGAGTTCCCCGACGACATCGAAGACCAGATCGACGAGGAGAAGCAGAAGGAGGCCGAACAAGCGGCCGCCATGGCTCCTCCCGGTCTCGCAGAGAATGCGGTCGATGCCTCCACTGGCAACATGCCACCGCCGCCCGGCAACCAGCCGGGTCAGGTGACTCAGAAGAAGGCAGTCTTCAACCGTAGCAACAACAAGGCTCGGCCCAACGAAAGCGGTGGGACCGAGGCTGGACAGAAGGTCGGTAACCAGGCGCGGGGCGGGAAGCCCATCGTCACCAAGCGGGTACCGACCGCCAAGTAAACAGGGCGAGATGCCCTCAGAGTATAAGGAGCGCGGGATGCGCGGCACGCGGCACAACTGGTGGCTCACCCTCAACACCCCCATCATCGGCTACGACGATGGCCAGAACACGCCGGGCACCGGCGATGGCAACGCCAATTCAGGCGACGGCCAGGGCGCATCGGGTGAGGGCGCTGGGGGAACTGGTACGGAAGGCCAGGGAGCTGGCAGCACCGGCGACGAAGGTCAGGGGGCCAGCGACGACACCGCGGGCCTCAAGAGCGCCCTTCAGAAGGAGCGCGACGGCCGCAAGGCTATGGAGAAGGAGCTCGCCCGGTACAAGAAGGCTGAGCAGGACAAGGCAGATGCCGACAAGTCCGAGGTCGACCGAGCCACTACCCAGGCTCAGCGCGCCGAGGAGAAGGCTGCCAAGCTGGCGGTCGGCTTCAAGGACTCGGCAGTCCGTAGCGCCATCCTCTCCGCTGCCGGCAAGGCCAAGTTCCTCGACCCTTCCGACGCCCTCCGCCCCGAGGTGATTGCGGCCATCGGTGTGGAACAGGATGAGGACGACCCGACCAACGTCACCATCGACGAGGCCACTGTCACCGCCGCGGTCAAGAAGCTCGCCACCGAGAAGAAGCACTACATCGGTACGGGCAACGGCCAGACGCAGCAGCAGAAGCCCCCGAAGAGCGGTTCCTCCTTCGGCGGTAACAACAACCAGGGCCAGGGCGACCCCGAGAAGGCCGCTCTGCTTGCCAAGTACCCCGCGCTCCGCGGACGCATCGGATAATCTAGAAAGAAGGAGCTTGCCACCATGGGTGCTGCTCGTTACGACAAGTACGACCCGATCACCGGAGGTTTCCGGGCGCCCCTCGCCGCGGACCTCACCTTCGACGCCGCGGGCCACTACGGTCCGAAGGCCATCTCGCTGAACGCCAGCGGTCAGGTGGTCGAGGGCACGGCCGGACAGTCCGGCGGGCTGGGCATCCTGGTCAAGAACGTCCCGCTCTACCCGAACCTCGGCAACGTCCCGGGTGCGGTCAACGCGGGCGTGCCCATCGGTGGCAAGGCCGGCAACATCGTCGACGTCATGACCGACGGCGACATCGTCAGTGTCCCCGGCCTGGTCGCCGGCACCGCGTACTACGCGGCGGCCAACGGTACCCTGACCTCCACCGGTCCGGCTGCGGGGGTCAACGGCTACTACGTCGGTCACACCGTCGAGGCCGATCGTCTCGTGGTCCGCTTCCAGCGGGTCCAGGGCTAAGCGCCCGAACAACCTGACCCTCTGAGGAGTAAGGACCTCCACACCATGTTGATCGTCAACGAACGGCTCACGCCGCGTCAGCGCCTGCTGCTGGCGTCCTCGCCCATCCTCGGATACGACGGCCCGGGCAACCAGGCCGGTGTGAACGAGCGCGCCGACATCCTGACGCAGGCCGCGGATGGCTCGGATCTCAACGAGATCTGGCGCGAGATCTCGCAGACCCTGTCGATCTGGAACAGCCAGCGCAACACGCTGATCTCGATGCTGACGTACAACGTCAACGAGCCCATCGAGCACGTCGGCATCCCGGGCCAGACCGACTTCGAGGAAGCCTCCGAGTACGGCCAGCCTCGCGGAGCCTCGGGTTACACCTACGTGAACCGCGGCTACGACTTCAAGTTCTACGACCTGGCCATGCGGTACACCTGGATGTTCCTGGCCGAGGCCGGCGGGGAGCAGCTCCGGAACCTGAACAACCAGGCGCTGGAGGCGGACAACCGCCTGCTGTTCAACAAGGTCTTCAAGACCGTGTTCAACCCGACGAACACCGTCGGCATCGCGGACCGCAACATCCCCACTACCGTCGTGAAGTTCTACAACGGTGACGGCGAGGTTCCGCCGGTCTACAAGAACAACACCTTCGCCGGCTCTCACACACACTACTCGACCACGAACGCGCTGGCCACGGCCTCCACGCTCACGTCGCCCACCATCGACGCGGTCGAGATCGACTTCAAGAAGCACGGCTACACCCCCGCGATCTCCGGCACCCGCCTGGTCCTCATGGTCAACCCCCAGGAGGGGCAGATCGTTCGCGGCTTCAAGGTCGCCAACGGCTCGAAGTACGACTTCATCCCCAGCGCCAACTACGGCGGCGGGGTGTACCTCCCCTTCAACGGCGGCATCATCGCGCGGCCGGAGGAGGTCGTCGACAACCAGATCGGTACCTACGGGCCGTTCCAGGTGGTCGAGGAGGAGTACGTCCCGGCGGGCTACATCGCCTTCTTCGCCTCGGGTGGCAACTTCAGCCTCAACAACCCGATCGGTATCCGGGAGCACTCGAACCCGGCCTACCGCGGTCTCACGCTCATCCCCGGCCAGCGGTCGGACTACCCGCTCATCGACTCGTTCTACCGTCGCGGCTTCGGCACCGGCATCCGGCAGCGAGGCGCGGGATTCCTCGTGCAGGTCACCAGCTCCGCGACCTACACCGTCCCGGCCATCTACGCCTGACCCTGATCTGACCCGGCGGGTGTGGAGTTCCTACCTACATCCGCCGGGTTGGCCCGCCCCGATAAGGAGAGAAAGACATGGCGGAGAAGAACCCGCTCGACGAGATCGTCGACGACCTCGTGGTCTTCAAGCACGAGGACCCCACCCACCCCGACGGCCAGTACTTCAGCAACAACCCGATGTGGCAGGACAGCCGCATCCGGGAGCACTGGATGAGCCGCCACAGCGACGAGGCGGTCGCCGACCGTCAGGCCTCCGAGGCTTCCGACGAGGACATCGCCGATCTCGAGGGCGACGACTACGAGACCTGGACCAACGAGCAGCTCCGTACCGAGCTCGCGAGCCGGGAACTCTCGGTCGACGGCAAGAAGGTCGACCTGGTCAACCGCCTCCGCGAGGACGACGCCGCCGAACAGGAGTAAGCCATGGCGACACCGCCCACTTCGATGGACCTGCTCAGGCTGTACATAGACGATGTGATGCCCACCGATGGCACCGATCCGATGTTCTCAGATGCCGAACTCCAGCTGGTGCTGGACAACGCTCTGGACTCTCCTGAGCGGGCCGCGGTGGAGGGGTGGCGCTGGAAGGCTGCCAAGTACGCAGCCCTGGTCGACGTGACCGAGGGCAATGCCTCACGAGCCATGTCCGACATGCAGGGTCATGCCATGGAGATGGTCAAGCACTTCGAGCGGTCTTCCGCAGGACCGACCGAGGGGCGCACGAGGATCGGCACGATCAGGAGAAGGAGCTTCTAATGGACGCCACCATGACCAAAGCCCTCCGCAAGGTCATGGCGGCGTTCATCGAGGCAGACGGTCGGCCGATCGTACTTCACCGGCCGACCTTCTCGAGGACGGGTACTGGGGGCTACGTCAAGGGTGCGTGGCAGACGCTAGCCCCCCAGACCTTCCGCCTGGTGATGTATCGCCGCCGCCTGACCGACCTCACGACGCCCAAGGCCGATGGAGAGGTTCCGACACTTCCGTATGTGTTGGTGGGAGCATTTTCTAGCGATGTCGAGCGAATGGATGAGTTCTCGCTTGACGGGGTCTATTATCGTATCCAAGGGATCGAGCCTCACACCAACGACCGGGTCCACACTGATCGAGTAGTGGCACAGCTGATAGCTCTAGACCAGGAGGGCGTCACATGGGTATGAGTGGCATGTTCCTCCGGAACTCTATGAGCCGGGGGATCGCACGAGCCGAGGTAGTGGTACCCCAGGAACTCGAGCACAACGTACTAGAAACCGCGATCGATGCCCTGGAGTTCGCCAAGGAGCAGGCGCCATGGGAAGACCGCACCGGCGACGCCCGAGATGGCCTGGATGTCGACGTCAGCTGGGAGGGCGAGAACATCGTCTGGCAGATGTTCCATACCGTGGACTACGGCCTCTACCTCGAGACTCGGTGGAATGGCAAGTACTCGGTGATCATGCCGACCCTCGAGCTCTTTGCCCCCCAGATAGGCCGCGGGCTGAGCGAGAGCGGAGGTAACTACGGTGGCTAGCAGCCCCGTTCGAACTTGGGTCCACACTCGGCTCACCACCGATGCGGGGCTCGCCGCCATAGTCAGCAACCGGGTATTCCAGCAGGGATCCGTCCTGACCGCTCAGTCGGTGAAGCCCTACCTCGTACACCACTTCGGTAACAACACCGACGAGGGCATGTACGACGAGGACAGCTTCCAGCCGAACCGGCAGTTCCTGCAGATCTACCTGCACTGCGACCAGGGTGACTACGGCCCGATCGACGACATCATGCCTCTGGTCAAGGTGGCTATGCTGAGCCATGCCGGCAGGCCATCGAACTTGATCCACGTGCAGTACCTCGAGACCAGTCAGGATCTCCAGGACGATCTGCTCCAGACCTACTTCCGATACATGCGTTTCCAACTGATTCTCTCGAGGTGAGAAACATGGCACTGCTCAAGTACGTCGGTACCTCGCACTTCCGCGAACTGCTGGCCGAGGACTTCGCCAAGGTGGGTGTGGAGGTCAAGGCGGCTATCGTCTTCGGCCGAAACGAGGCCACCAAGGTCTCCGACGAGGTCGCCGACGCGATCCACAAGCTGGTCGGGGACGAGTTCGAGCAGGTCTCCGAGGACGTCAAGGCTGAGATCCGCGACCCTGAGAAGACCCCGCCGACCGCTCAGGTGCCGGTGCCCTTGACTGACGGGGTGAACCCTTCCGAAGTCGACAACCCCGTCAACTCGCCCACGGCCTCGCAGGTCGAGCAGCCCGACGCGCTCGCCGAATAAGGCGCGCAATCGCTTCTTAGAGAAGCCTGAGGAAGTCCCTCAATCGCGGGGCACCCTATGCGAGCGTCATTGGGTCACCATTGATGCCGCCCAAATTACGGACTCGCTAGGAGCTTCGCCATGATCGAGCTTCGATGCGGCGGGACAATGCACGCCAAGCTGAACATCGTGGATGGCAAGCTCGAAGTTAAGTGCGGTCGCCGCAGTTGCGGGGCAAAGCGAGGGATAGTGGTTCTCCACACCTTCGATCTGACCAGTGGTAACATGGTCGGTACCAAGAGGTTCGCCGACCCCGTAAGAGATGAGGAGCACCATGCCCACAACGCTGGGTAACTCGCTGCCGTTCGGCCTCCGGGACGTTCGGCTCTACCCCCTGGACGCCACCAGTACCCGAGGTACCGGGGTTGACCTGCCCGTCTCGCGTACCTTCTCGTTCAAGGAGACGGTCTCCTCGGACCAGCTGGTGGGTGACGATGTCATCCAGGCGGTGCACGACTACAACCCCCTCGTCGAGTGGGAGCTGGAGGCCGGCGGCATCTCGCTGGAGGCCTACATCGTCCTCACCGGCGGTACCCTGACCACTACCGGCACGACGCCGTCGACGGTCAAGACTCTCTCCAAGAAGACCACGGACCGACGGCCCTACTTCGAGGTCGAGGGCCAGGCCATCTCCGACAGCGGTGGCGACATGCACTGCGTCGTCTACCGTTGCAAGACCGACGGCGACATCGACGGCAAGTTCGAGAACGGCAACTTCTTCCTGACCAAGGCCACGGGCAAGGGCTACGGTCGCCTCGACAACCAGAAGCTGTACGACTTCGTCCAGAACGAGACCGCGGCGGCCATCGTCCCCTGATCCACACAGCCGGGGTGATTGAGGTCGCCCCAAAGTAGGACAACCTGCTAGTCACGAAAAAGTTGACATACCTTCACGGACTCTCAACTTTTCATGATCGGTAGGCATCAAAAATGGATGCCACAGGGCAGCCACCCCGAAAAATGGTTGGTTGGTCATTGACAGCGCATCAGCTCACTGATTGCGCATGTCATATGAACCATACCGAACCGATTTTATCGGTAGGTTGGCCTTGCCCGAAGGCTAAAGGGTAAAACGCAAACAAAGGAACGACGGCCATGACCGCATCCAACCGGACCGGCAAAACCGGAAGCCGCAACCCCGCCAAGAAGGCCACCTCAGTCAGTGCCTGGAAGAAGGGGGCCGAGGTTCCCCTCCTCGAGCTGCCCTCCGGCAACTACATGCGTATCAAGAAGGTGGGGCTGCAGGCTCTGCTGACTGGCGGCATCATGCCGAACTCGCTCATGGGCTTCGCCGAGAAGGCGCTCAAGCGCGGCGGAAGTGCCGCCGAGGGGCCCAGTGAGGATGACCTGGCCGACCTGCTGCAGGATCCGAAGAAGGTCAAGGAGATCGGCCTCTTCATGGACAACCTGCTCTGCAAGGTCGCCGCCGAGCCGGTCGTTCACATGCTGCCCGAGGATGGTGTGGAACGCGACCCCGAGCTGCTCTACGTGGACGAGGTCGACGAGGAAGACAAGATGTTCATCTTCCAGGTGGTCACCGGGGGTACCACCGACATCGAGGCCTTTCGCCGCGAAACCGGCTCAACTATGGCTGCTATTCGTGGACGCGAAGACGTGGAGCTGCCGTCCGAGTGATCTGCTGAACATCCAGGATGACTACGTAGCCTACTGCCTCGACCAGGCGGTGGCTTACTTCGGTCGTACTCTGGAATCGGAACTGGAGAAGGCGGGCTCCGGGGCCAAGAACGAGAGTGAAGCCGAGTGGAAGCGCAAAGCAGTACTGGAGCGCTTCCTCGGTGAAGACGACAAGCCCCAACGCGGTATGTTTGCTGACCCCGCCGCGATGTTTAAATAGGAGGCTCCGATGGCTGGTTCGCTTGGGACCATATCAGGCCAGGTACGCCTCGACGTGTCTCAGGCGATCGCCGCGTTCGCCGCTCTTCGAACGAGTACGGCGGCATCTTCTGGAGCCATGGCCGCAGCTGGGTCGAAGATCAGCACCTTTGGTAAAGTTTCCATGGTCGCTGGTCTCGCCCTGGTTGCGGGGTTCGGGGTGGCTATCAAAGCCGCCGCGGACTTCGAGAAGAAGATGGACTACTTCGGTGCGGTTAACAATGCCACGGCGAAGGAGATGGAACAAGTTCGGGCCAAGGCTCTGCAGCTTGGTCGAGACTCTCAGTACTCCGCAGGTCAGATAGCCGACGCCTTCGTCGAGATGGGCAAGGCCGGTGTCTCGGTCAAGGACATCACCGGGGGCCTGGCTGATGCCATCGTCAACATGGCAGCCGCTGCAGACATCCACCTGGACCAGGCGACTCAGATCGTCACATCCACCATTCAGACTTACGGGCTATCCGTCAAGGATGCGTCCCATGTTACCGACCTCTTTGCCGGCGCAGCGAACGCCTCGATCGTCGACGTAGAAGACCTCGGGGTATCGCTGAAGTACGTGGGCGGTGTCGCTCATGCACTGGGCATATCTTTCGACTCCACGACAACCGCCTTGTCCCTTCTGGGCAAGGCTGGCATTAAGGGGTCGACTGCCGGTACCTCGCTCCGCCAGATCATGGTATCTCTGGCGGGTGGTACCCAGAAGGCCAAGGATGAGCTCGAGAGCCTGGGTATCATCACCAAGGATGGTACTAACGAGTTCTTCACCGCGACTGGCAAGGCTAAGTCCCTCGACCAGGTCTTCCAGATCTTGCAGGACCACACCAGGGGCCTGACTCAGCAGCAGCAGCTGATGGCTTTCCGAACGATCTTCAACAACCGGGCCCTCGCCGCGGCTGAGATCTTGACGAAGTCTGGCGCCAAGGGCTTCGCCGACATGAACGCCCAGATGAGCAAGACCACAGCAGCCACTGTCGCTGCTAAGCGCATGGACAACCTCTCGGGCGACATGAAGAAGCTTAAGTCGTCCATCGATACCCTGATGATCCAGGCCGGCACCCCGTTTCAGAACATGCTTCGGGGCGTGGTTCAGTGGATAACGAAGCTGGTCAATGCGTTCATCAACATGCCGACCGGGGTACAGACCGCCATCCTGGCCTTCATAGGCATAGCTGGCGTAGTGCTTACACTCATGGGTGGGTTCATCCTGCTCGCCGGCACCATCCTCAAGTTCGGCTCTACGGTGCGGGAGCTCAGAGCTGCTTTCAGGATCGTGGATGTGGCCATTAGGGGCGTCGGGACCGCCATGAGGTTCTTGACCGGCACCCTACTGACCAGTCCGATCTTCTGGATAGTCGTGGCTGTCATCGCGGTAGCTGCGGCTTTCTACCTGCTATACACCCGATGCGAGACCTTCCGGAATGCCGTAAACAAGGTCGGGGCAGCCATCAAGACCGGCTTCATGGCGGTTGTTGACTGGTTCAAGGGCCTGCCGAAGTGGTTCTCCGACCGATGGAAGGAGATCAGCAACGCGTTCATGGTCGGGGTGAACTGGGTCAAGAAGAACTGGGACATCCTCCTAGCTTTGCTGACCGGCCCCTTCGGCTTGGTAATCTTGGTGTGGAGGCGGTTCGGCGACCAGATCGTCAACTTCTTCAAGGCTATCCCCGGTCAGATCGCTAGCTTCGCCTCGACTGCCTGGAACGCCATCATCGGCTTCTTCGGCAAGCTGCCGTACTACATCGGCTTTGCCATCGGTTTTACTCTCGGCATCATCGCTCGAGGGTTCATGATCGCCGGCTTGGCTATCTGGAACTTCTGCGTCAGCGCGTACAAGAACACGGTCGACTTCTTCAGTAAGCTGCCCGGGCGAATTGCCTCCTTCTTCACCGAGCTGTACAACGGATTCATCAACTGGGCAATAAGCTTCGGGGCGGCGATCCTCAACTGGGCGACGACCTCGTACACCAACACGGTCAACTGGTTCCAGAAGCTGCCAGGTAGGATCGCTGAGTTCTTCACAGATGCCTGGCACAAGGCCCAGTCTCTCTGGAATGCCTTCGTCATTGGGGCGGCATCTTTCGCCACCCGGACCTACAGCGCCATTGTGAACTGGTTCACCCGACTGCCGGGGCGGATTGCCAGCTTCGTCACGGACATGAAGAACCGGGCGGTTACCGGCTTCAACAACCTGGTTAGTTCTGCCGGTACCATGGGCATGAACATGTACAAGGGTATCGTCGACTGGGTCAACAAGATCCCCGGGGCAGTATGGGATGCGGTTAACAGCGCCATTAGTGCCTTCGAGAACATGATCTCGTCGGCCTGGAATGCTGCCAAGCAGTTTGCTAGCGGTCTTTGGGATGGCTTCAAGAAGGGTCTGGGCATCAATTCGCCCTCGCTCATCGAGAAGCAGATGTGGCAGATCACTGACGTCACCCAGACCGAGACCAAGAAGCTCGTCGGCACGGTTAGGATGATGCAGAGTCTGCACAACCGCATCTCTGCAGTGAACCCGGCCAAGTCTGCATCCGCCCTTAACATGCGTACCATCTCTGGTATGACTGACAGCATGGCTCGGCAGGCGGCACTGCTGCAGGCCGCGTCTAACTCCCTCTTCCCGGGAGTGGGGCCCATCGGCCTGGCCTCGCGAGCGGCGCATGCATCGAGCGCCTCAACGCCTTCCGGAACGGGCTCAGGCAGCGCTCTGGCGCAGCAGAACATCAACGTGCAGGTATTCAACCCGGTCGCTGAACGCGCGTCCGATTCGACCGCCAGGAAGCTTAGGCAACTCTCCGACATGGGGGCGCTGTGACGAACACGACCACTGAGACCCTCAGTGTCAACGGGGTGGTATTGAACACCCTAGCCAAGAACATAACCTCGCTGACAGGCCGACTGAGGGCTCCGGCTCTGAGGACCGACAATGTGACCGTGCCGGGTCGTCATGGCACCATCCGTACGCCTAACAAGCGATACGAGGAAGGCCAGATAGTACTTCCGATGTGGGTGAGGGGGTGCGATGACAGCGAGGGTAGTGTAGGCCGGACTCAGTTCTATGCCAACGTCGACATGCTGAACAACCTCTTTCGTCCCGGTGCCGGGGTGCTGACGGTGCTCCACACATTGCCAGACGGCAGTCAGCGGCGATGCCTTGCGGAGTGCACAGAGGCCATCAACCTTACCATGACCTCGGGGGGACAGTTTCCTTACGGTACTTTCTCAGTAGCGCTGAGGGTGCCAGATGCATTCTGGACTGATACCGTAGTCACCAACTTTGACATGGCCCCAGGCTTCTCGGGGAATGTGACTCCGCTGAGCGGCATGACGGCACCGTGCGAGGATGCCATCCTCAAGGTCTACGGCCCCTGCACTTCAGTAACGGTAGAGGCTCGCTACAACGGCGGCCCCATGGATGACCCCCTGTACTTCACCTACAGCGGTACGATCGGCACTGGTCAAACCCTCACGATCAACTGCGGTACTTGGGCTCTCACCGGCGGAGGGGGCCTGGTGGTAGACTATACCAAGATGTTCCACACCGGGTCATCGAGGTTCCTTACTATCGCTCCGGGCCCAGTGGGAGGCATGCCTCAGCTCAATGTGACCATGGCGAACTCTGTGGCAGGCACCTCCAAGGTGAACCTGGCATGCCGACGAAAGTTCTTGGTGGGATAACATGGCAGCTGCACCGGTATTCATGCTTCGAACCGTCGCCACAGACGGTACAGTTGACCAGTTCCTGCCCGACTTCAGCACCATCGACATGACCCCCGTCTATTGTGATGCCGGCACGGTCACCTTCAACTACCCTCTTAAGGGGGTGAACTACAGCCTGTTGAAGGGGGATCTCGAGCTTGCGGTGATGGTGAACGGGGTAGAGGTTCCTGACCTTCGTTGCAAGATCGAAACCATCGAGGGCAACGATGCGGATGACGCGGAGCAGGGTGCTCTCTGGAAGTACACCTGTCGGACTATGGCGGGTCAGCTCGACTACTCAGTAGTATACCCGGCGAACTATGTCTACTGGATTCGCAAGATCATCGGCATGGGCAAGGCCCAGGTCTGGACCAACAAGACTGCCGGCTTCATCCTCGATGATCTCTTCGCTCAGTCTCAGGCCCGGGGCGGCATGGCTGGGTTCACCTGGGACTTCACAGCCACCCATGACTCAGAAGGCAATGCCTGGAGCGACCAGATCACCCTGTCGCCCGACGTGGGCAAGTCCTACCTGAGCGTGATGAAAGACCTGGCCTCGACTGGCACGCTGGAGTTTAATGTCGTCGGTCGCCTGGTCAGGGTGTGGGATCGCAACAAGATGGGCATCGACCGCTCGGTTGGGTCTAGCCCCCTCATCTTCCGTAAGGGCCGAGACGTCAAGGATGCTCCTCGGAAGATCGACACTCGAGGGCTGGTCACCGCGGCGCTGGTCAGCAACCAGAGCAACAATGCTTATGCGGAGGTACTGGATACCCCGTCGGCTGCTATGTATGGACGACGTGAGGGTTTCACAACCTTCGGCGATCTCCCCTTCACCAGCGTAGCTAGCACGAGCTTCCTGGAGATCGGGGGTAACTTCTACCTCAGCCAGAACGACAAGCCGTCGGTCGAGGTAACTCATGGTCTTCACTTCGAGACTGAGGATCAGCCTCGTCCGGTCACCAACTTCAACGTCGGCGACTGGGCTTTCACTGACGTCGGCAGGGGCCTCGAACGATTCCGCATTCTCCAGTGGGTGATGTCTGCCGCGGCGGACGGCTCGGTCACAGGTTCGCTTACCATGGGCTACCTGTTCAACACCCAGCTGAGCCGCATCAACAACTCTGTAAACTCGCTGATCAACGGCGGACTAAATGCCGGGTCGGCCCCGAAGAATGACCACGTGGCGCCTGACCAGGTGGGCGCACCGACACCCATATCCGCCACCTACTTCGTCAACAACATCCCCCGCGACAACTTGACCGTCTCTTGGCCGGCGGTCACTGACAACGCGGATGGTACTGACATCACCGACCTCGACTACTACGAGGTTGCCTGGAAGTATACCTCGGATAGCAGCTGGCGGCCGGCTCAGCGGGTGGAGCAGGACAGTACGGTCTGTCAGTTCACCAACCTCGACCCCGGGGCTGGGGTACAGATCAGGGTCCGAGCCTCCGACGTATGGAACAACCACGGCCTCTGGTCGACTACGGTCAATCACACGCTTGCCGGCGACACGATCGCGCCCAACAAGCCGGCCTCGCCGGTGGTCACCTCGAACGTGGGCACGCTCAGGATAGTCTGGTCGGGCCTCGACTCGGGCGGGGCGGCAATGCCCGTCGACCTCAAGGGTGTGGAGGTCCATGTCTCGACGTCGGACTTTACTCCCTCGACTGCCACCAAGAAGGATGTTCTGCCGCCGGGTGTTCTCTCGACCACCATCACCCAGGGTCTCACCTACGGCCAAGAGTACTGGGTCAAGCTGATCGCCTTTGACACCACCGGCAACCGTAGTGCTGCATCGGATACCACCTCGACCTCGCATGTCGTGCTCAAGCAGGTGGTGGCTACCGAGATCGGTACTGGTCAGGTCGGACTGTCTCAGGTGGCTTTCAGCGACGTGGGTAACCTGATCGACGACGGTACCTTCGCCCTGGCCGATACTCGGGCAGCTCGGACCGTGCTGATGGGTATTCAGCACATGGCGTTTGACAATTCTACAGCATCTAATGGCGCCTGGTCCATTCGCTCCGACCCCTGGGCGGGCTCGTCAAGCGAGTCGATACTGCTTCAGGGAAGCCTTCCGGTCAAGCCTGGGGAGCGAGTGTTTGGCGCTGCCGACTATCGGGTCACTGCTGATGTGCCCGCGGGCTCCTACTTTACCCTGGCGGTGAAGTGGGTTGACAAGTCGGGCAACTACTTGGATAGCACTGGAGCCATCAGCAACGTTTTCTACACCCTCGCTGACAACGGTTTCACCACGGCAGACAATGCCTGGCATGCCCGAGTGACGGGTGGTTCGAAGGTCGCGCCGGCAAATGCCGCGTCCATGGAGATCTGGCTCATCACCACCTCGCGTACTGCAGGTACCATCTGGGTCGACGCGGTCGAGGTCCGTAAGCAGATCGATACCCTGCTGATCCAGACCGCAGCCATTACCACGGCACTGATAGCGGACCTCGCGGTCAATGATGCGAAGATAGCCTCGGCTTCGATAGGCAAGTTGATCACGGGTACTCTGTCAGCTGACATGGTGCTGGGTGCGCGGATCAAGACGGCAGACACAGGTGCTCGAGTCGAGGTCAACAGCGGAGGTATCGGGGCCTGGAATGCGGCGGGCACTCAGACCGTGGCTGTTGCGGGGGCAGATGGCTCAGTGACTCTGCTGGGCCAGCTGAAGTCTGGGGTCTCGGGCAGGCGTATCGAGATTAACCCCACCTCGACTTATCTGCCGGAGATCAGGTTCTACCCTGACTCCGGTAGCAACTTCGGCTTCTTGAATGCCTACAGCCCAGCCGGATCTTCTTCGGCATACATCGGCCTGAACTCGGGTCAGTTCACCTGGAACAGTCAGACCTGTGAGACCCGTCTCTACATGACCGATGTCGCTACCACCTTGGAAGCGGTGAGGGTGGATACTCAGGCTAGGCTGGGTCCCTACTTCGAGCTTACTCCGGCTTCCACTAACATGGGGTGGCGAGACCCCAGCGGTATTGACAAGGGCTACCTGACAGCCGGATCTGGTGGGCTAGAGATAGGCTACAATGATACCAGTACGGCCAATGATAACTACATGGACTTCCAGAGCGATGGGCGAATCGTAACCCATGGCCGGTACTACAACTACGTGAGTGCCGACAGTGCCCAGGCGCTCTTCACAGGCTCGGTGGGCTGGACAGGCGCCTCTGGGGTAATCCTAGGCTTTGGGGTCACCATGCTCTCTCAGCCCATCCCGGTAGCCTGCGGCTACTACACTGGCGCATCCACCCCCAGCTTCTATGTCGATGACCGGTCTACCACCGGCTTCAGTTTCCACAGCACGGTAAGTGTCAATGCGACCTGCCAGTTCTGGTGCTTCAGGGTATAGGAGGAATCATGGCTGAGGATTGGCACTTGATCGAGGTGATATCGGAGCCCGTCGAGGGTGGCACTGAGTGCTACCACATGAGGCTCCGTAAGCCGAATGGGGATGACATAATCCATGTGATCCCTCATGCTCAGGTCGACATCCGAGCGGGGGAGTATGGCATCGACCACACGACTCCCCAAGGCAATCGGCAGGTACTCGACATCATACTTCATGAGATGCATGGGCCCGCTCCCACACATCTCTGGGGACAGCCTACGGTAGCTCAGGCCCTCGACGCGCACCTGAAGCAGTGCGATCAGAACAAGATCGACCGGGTCAATGTGATCTGGAGCGGCAACCCGAGGGCCCAGGGAAAGCTGAAGAAGTTCGCTGCTGGCGACCCCGCCCAGGTACTCCTGGATCACCAACCCGACATGGCCCGTGTGGAACATCATGCTGCCCAGATCAAGCATCTCCGAGGTAAGCTGGGTCTAGAGAAGGTCGATCAGCCAAGCAACCTGCCGGACAAGAAATACTATGACCCTTCGATCCGTCGACGAGGTCTGACGGTAAGCCTTCTCGACGGCTGACGAGAATGTGATCGCGAGCGCCGGATGTAGAAATTCGAGCGACCGCTGATATTATCACATCGAGTCAACACCCCCGAGGAGGGACTGGAACAATGGCCGAGATTCAGGCAGACCCCGAACTGGTGCAACAGGCGTACGAGCAGAAGCTGACCCAGGCTACCCGAGAGGTGGTACTTCTTCAGGCCGTCGCTACGAAGCTCCAGCAGCAGGTCAATGAGCTGACCGCGGAGAACAAGGACCTCACCGCGACCAACCAGAAGCTCGTGACTGAGAGCGGCCGCCAGGACGGGGTGCCGACCGAGGGGGACAAGCTGCCCGAGGGGTAGCAGACCATGGCGGGGTTAGGGGAGGGAACAAATGGGAATATCTACCCTACCGCTCGCACCGATTGGGGCAACCGGCATTCTCTGTGTCGCTGTCCTGATGCTTCTCAGGGGGGCTTTGATTCCGCGTAGGGTCCACGAGGATCGGATGGCGGACAAAGATGCCCAGATCCTTTACTACCAAACTGCCCTCGAACGGGAAATCCAACGTAATGGAGAGCTCGCCGGTCAGGTTGGGACCCTTCTCGAAGTGGCCCACACCGCGGAGCATGTCTTCACCAGCCTCCCCATTGCTGCCGGTCGAGGTGATGGGAGCAGGGATGAAATGGCCTCGTCGTAAAAAGCGGATGGTCGACCTGCACAAGGATGAAGCCGTCCAGGCCGCCCGGGAGGCACAACATAGACTTACGGAAACAAAAGCCCAGTGGCCCGAGGTTAGGGCCGTAACCGCTAGGCTGGTTGCCATCCGTGAACGGAACCACTTCGCAGAAGCGATACGAGAAGCCATAGTAGGGGAGGGGAGATGACCCCCGGTCAGGTAGCCAACGGAATTGCCGCAGCTGTTGCAGCTCTAGGCGCCATGTCTTTCTTCTTTTCCTACGCCTTGTTGGCTCGATGGTGGAAGTCGGTAGAGGGTCGATCTCTGATGCTCGCTGCCGGCGGGCTCTGGACCGTTTGCCTTCTCAGCGCTACGCTGACTTTGCTCAAGGCTACGGATCACCCAGCGGAATGGCTCAGGTTCGTGGGGGCCAGCCTCGTGGGGATGGTAGGCCTGGGCTTCATCTTTCTGACCATCCAGGTGTGGAGAGCTCAACTGAACAGGAGACACCGCAGATGATACAGGGCCAAGACTGGTCGGGATACCAGGCAGAGGAACCGGATGTGACCGGGCTGAGCTTCGCCTTCACCAAGATCACCGAGGGACTCAGCTACCTCAATCCGAGGTGGATCAAGCAGCGCGACTGGGCGAAGTCACAGGGGCTGGTGTGGGGTGCCTACCATTACCCGCACATGGCCAACGACCCGGCCAAGGAAGCCGACTACTTCCTCCGTCAGGTCTCCTGGGCGCCGGGCGACATCATCGTCCTCGACTGGGAGGGCTACGACAACGCCAACGTGGGCGTCTCCAACACCAGGAAGCTCGCCTACCGCGACGCCTGGCTGAAGTACGTCAAGGGCAAGATGCCCAATCACCGGGTCGGGATGTACTGCAACACCGACTACTGGCTGAACCTCGACAAGACTTCCAACTGCGGCGACTTCCTCTGGATCGCCGACTACACCACCGCCGGGCAGCCGCGGATCAAGGCGAAGTGGCTGTTCCACCAGTTCAGCGCCAGCCCCGTTGACCGGGACGTCTGCAAGTTCAACACCAAGGCCGAGCTCCAGGCATGGGCCGGCGCCACCTCAGCTCCCTCAGGAGGAGATCCCATGACCATCAGCAAGGCTGACGCCGCCGAGGTTGCCGCGGCCGTCTGGGAGTACCAGCAAGACGACCCGACACGACCCGGTACCCAGTACATGAAGGTCAAGGACGTCCTGTGGTGGATCGGCGCGCACTCTAGCCAGTCTGCCGTCCAGATCACGGCCCTGTCCGCCACCGTCACCGCACTGACCGCGCAGCTCGGCAAGAACGTCGACACCCCCACCGTCGTGGCCGCCGTCCAGAAGGCCATCGCGGACGCCGTCGTCGAGGTCAACGTCCAGGTCTCCGACAAGACCGCCCCCGCAGGAGGTACCACCGCATGAGCATACCCCAGCCGGCTCAGCCGACGCCGAAGAGCACCGTACAGACGGTCGTCAAGACGGCTCGCATCTACTGGAAGGACCTGAGGGAGCGCGCCTTCTCGACCTTCTGGCAGGGTGCCGTACCGATCCTCGTTGCTGCCCCGCCCACGACCGACTGGTCGACCGTCAAGACCGTCGGCTGGGCTGCGGCGGTTGGTGGAGGTGCTGCCATCCTCTCGATGGCTAAGTCGCTCGTGGTTCGTCGACGCGGCGTGCAGAACTCGGCGAGCGCCAACACCAACGTCTGATCCGATGAAGTGGACAGGGTAGGCGGGCCCTGTCTACTTCCACCTGAGGAGGGATGATGCCGACCCCGGAAGGCCTCACTACCACTACTCTCCACGGTATGTTCGTGGAACCGAACTTGGCGGGGACGCCCCTCCAGGGTACGATCACCTTCACCCCCAACCCCGCCGTCATCACTTTTCCCACACAGAATGTCATCGTGGCGGGCACCGAGTCGGTAGACCTGGATGTCAACGGTGAGTTCACCCTCTCGCTGGTCTCTACCGACCAGGCCGGTGAGAACCCGACGGGGTGGCTCTACACGGTCAGCGAGAAGCTGATCGGTCAGAAGCCCCGCACCTACAACATCGCCCTGCCCTACAACGGCGGGCTCACGATCGAACTCGCCGACGTCACGCCGACGGATGCTCTGCCGAACTACATCCCGGTGGTAGGCCCCCAGGGTGCTCCGGGCATTGTCACCACGGTCAACGGGCACAGTGCCGCGGTCATCACCCTGACCTCAGCTGACGTGGGTGCGATTCCCACAACCGCGATCAACGCTGCAAACGGTGTGGTCGGGATCAGTGCTGCCGGCCGCGTCGGAGTCGGTATCACCGGCGGGGCACTCTGGGCCAAATTCATGGTCCAGTCTGCTGCCGATGAGATCCTCGCTGCCTTCGTGCAGACCAATGCCGCCGCGACCAACCCGGGCTTCCTGGTGCAGGGTGCGGCAGCCACTTGGACCGCCTTCGGAGCGAGCGTTGCCGGCGACGCACAGAACCGCTTCAACTTCACCGCCGGAGGAAACCTCACCTGGGGTCCCGGCACCGGCAACACCGATGTCGGCATGTACCGATCGTCTGCCGGCAACCTGAACACCACGGGGCAGATGAGCTCCGACCAGGCTGCCCCGACTCTGCCAAGTCACTTCACGAGGAAAGACTACGTCGACCTCCTCGACTCGACTCAGAACACCAACATCAACACCAAGGATGCCCAGAACGTCAAGATCACGGGCACCCAGTCTATCGCCGGCGCTAAGAACTTCACTACCTCCACTCAGACTGCTCAGTTCGGTGTGGGAGTAGCTCCCGGTACTCAGCGAGCTCACATAGTTTCTGTGGTCGACGAGGTTGGGCTCCAAGTCGAGCAGGTCACCGCCACAGGTACCAATGCGGCGATGCTGGTAAATGTCTTCGACAACACCATGACCGCCCTGGCGGTGAGGGTATCGGGAGATACATCCAGTCGTCTGGTGATAAAGAGCTCGGGGCAGATAGAGTGGGGTCCCGGCGGTTCTACTGCTCGAGACGTGAACCTGTACCGCAGCAACGTCGGTACGGTGAACGTCAGCGGTCAACTCTGGATAGACACCACGGCTCCGACCGCTGCCGGGCATGTCACCCGCAAGGACTACGTGGACAACAACTTCGACTCGCTGACCGGCAATCAGACCATCAGCGGGGTCAAGACCTTCACGTCAGCCCCGATCCTGCAGGCGGGTGCTGCAGCGACAATCGTAGGCAACGCCCGGGTAACCGGCGATACGGTCAGCCGACTCACCGTGGGCGCCGACGGTAAGCTGTCCTGGGGCGCGGGTGGCTCGACGGCCACTGACGTCACGCTGTCTCGCATCTCGGCTGGCCTCCTGAACGTGGGCGGAGGACTGCAGACCCAGAATGCTACGGGTACTGCCGCGACCGCTACATCGTTCGCTTCGAACATCACGGGCGACACCTTCGACCGTCTCAGGATCTACGGCGATGGCAAACACGAGTGGGGTACCGGCGCGGCCACCCGCGACACTAACCTCTATCGCTCGGGTGTGGGCATCCTCAAGACTGACACTGCCCTGGTGGTGGCGGGTCAGCTCACGGTGGGTAGCTCGGGCATCTACGTGATCTCCGACTGGGCGACACTGGCATCGCTGGGGACTTTCCAGAACGGGGCTACGGTGGGTACCAAGGTACCCAAGGCTCGCAAGATCATGTTCCTCGGCATAGAAGTCTGGGAACTCTCTGGTGAAGTGAACATGGGCTCCTGGACAGGAACTACCTTCTTCAGCTTCACCAACGGTGCTTCCTCGGGTTGGGCCCCGGTTAGGGAACGCGACTACTCTCTCCAGGGTGGTTCCGGCTCGGCGGCGGGAGTGGGCACCCTCCGGGCCTACTGGAACAACGCGGGCAACATGGGCGTCTCTCCGACCCCTGGTACTCTGCCCACCTACATCAACCTCGAGACCATGAGGGCCGTAGACCCGAACGTCTAACAAGCTGATACCCCCCGGTTAATTGGCCCGCCGGGGGGTATCTTTGTGTTCGCCCTCGATGCAAGCGCGATCGATGCAAGCGCGATGATGCACCGTTGGAAGGCCGTAGGGAGAGTCCTCGCAGGGCGGGCAATAGGGGCGCGATGAATGAGGCGCATGGGCATGCCTCGCCATGAGGAAGCCGCAGGGACTGTGATGATTCTCCACACACCAAAGAACCCCGCTGGAGGCGGGGCTCAGTGGTCAGTCGTTGTCAGGCTGGGGCAGAAACTGCGGCCCCATCGGCGGAAGCTCTACCGGGTCTGGGGACCCTGGGGCGGCGGAGGGGGCGGCGGGGCCGGAGGAACCCCCGGCTGCTGCTGGGGCCCCTGAGGAGGCATTGTCATTGTCGTTTCTCTCCCTAGGTGTGTTGATGACCGGGGTGTTACTTCGGCGGAGGCGGGGGAACCGGCCCCTGCTTGCCCGGGCCCTGGCTCGGGGGCTTACCGGGCGACTTCGGTGTCTGCGGTCCAGAAGGTCCAGGACGCATATCGGTGTTCTCCTCTCGGATGGAGTGAGCGCACAGGGCGTGGGTTCGGTACCTCATGGAGAGCTGTGGTCTTCCTGGACCTCGTCCAGCGCGACCGGCGGGTTGGCCGTCCATGTAGTAGTAACCCATGCACTGCTCCTCGTGGTGTGGAATACCCTCGATTGGGCATGGCAGTAAAGTACCATTTCCCGTCATACGGCGTCAAGGCTATACAATCGGCCATGATGTAGACACGACTATGGGCCCCTTGCGGAGCCCTGGTCGGTTACTTGGTGATGGTCCAGTCGTACCAGTTCTCGTTGTAGATCCCGACGGCGTTGGGGTTGATGAGCCAGTACCCCTCGCACCCGATCAGCACGAAGTCACCCAGCATGCCGTGTTCCCTCTCAGTGCCCTCCGCGATGGGCTCGTGATCGCACTCGGTGCATGTCGTGGTGAGCCATCGGACGATCCGGTCCAGCCGGGTGGTAGCTACAGCCACCATGTACTTCCGGTTCTCGGCCGTCCGAAAGATCGGCTCCAGGGGCATGGTGGGCAGGGTGCGAGTCGTGATGGGGGTTCCTTGGTTCGTCATAGCAGTAGTATACCACTCCGGTGCCACGGGGGCAAGGCAACACAGCAAAGAGCCCGAGCAGCCGACCGGGGGGAAGGGTCGGCCACTCGGGCCCGTCAGGGGAGGATGTTACTCCTCGTCGAAGTCGAGCTCCTCGTCGTCCTCGACCTCCTCGACCGGCTCCGGCTTCGCGGCGCGCCGGCGGGTCGTCTTCGGGGCGGCGGTGGTCTTCTTCGCGGCGGTACGGCGGGCCGGCTTGGCCGGAGTCTCGTCGTCCTCCTCGACCTCCTCGACGGCCGCGGTCTTCTTCGCGGCGGCCTTGGCGGCCTTCTGGGCCTTGAGAGCGTCCAGCTTGGCCTTCTTCTCCGCCTCGAGCTCCCCGCCCTTGTAGGCCTTGAGGATCGCCTGGACCTCGGGGTCGTTCGGGCCGCTCCAGTCGTAGCGGGTGCGGTTGCCCGGCGTGATCTCGCGGTCGACCCGGGGCTTCTCCTCGCGGGCCATCTTGCGGATCAGGGTGCGGAGCGAGCGGGGGTCGGTGGTCTCCCCGGTCTCCTGCTTGATGAGGTCGACCAGGTCGCGGATGCCGAAGGTGACTTCCTGGGCGGCGGAGGTCTTGGCCGGCTTGGCCTCGGCGACCTCGTCCTCGTCCATCTCCTCGAGCTCCTCGTCGGTGCCCTCGTCCTCGACCAGTTCCTCGTCGAAGTCCTCGGCGGGCTCGACCTCGGCGACGGCCGGCTTGGCGGGGGTTGCCTTGCGGGTGCGGCGGGCAGTTGCGGCGGCAGCCATTGGGTTCTCCTCGTACGGTATCTGTGTCATGAGCCCTCGGTGCGGGGCGGTGATAGGTAAGAATATATACCTCTCGTCGGGGGCCGTCAAGGCAGCCAGGCGGTTACGGGAACATTGACTCCTTTATGCGCGCAGCATTAGTATTGCCTCATCACCGCCCCACTGACCGAGGAGCACTTAGTGGCATCTAGTTATTGGGTCGATTGGGATGACCAAAGTCACCCTCTAATCCGGCCGGCATCTTCAGCGCCGGAGGGAGTGACACCCACGTCGCTCACCATGGCGAAAGTGGAGATCGTCACCCGAGCAAGGGACGAACGGAACCACTGGTTGGCTGTGATTCATCGCACAAAGGCTATGACATCAGCCAAAATCGACCGCGAAGAGGAGTCAAGGTAATGCCGAGGTACCTTCTGGTGGAGGTCGACGATAACGCCAGCGCAGACCGTATGCGCGCGAAGATCGATGCTGCCACCGAAGCCGGCAAGGGCATGAGGGTGGTCGGGGTCTTCGCCAAGCCCTCCTCCTTGTGTGGATGCGAGGTTCGGTCGGAGAAGTCGGTCAGGGGTGCCAAGTTCGGATGGTGGCTCTGCCCGGAATGCCGACGACCCAAGACCGGAGCCCCTCAGACTTTGAGGAGCATGCTGGACGATCCCGAGACACCTGCCAAGTACAGGGAGCTGATGCTTTCGATGAGGTGGATTTCCGACACGGTCACGGGCAAGATCCTCACCGCCCTGTCACTCCCGCGCCATGAGTGGCGCTGACCTCATTCTCTCCCGGAAGGCCTGGTTCATTGACCGGGCCTTCTTGGCGTGATAGGGTCAACCATGGAAACCGACCTCTTCGTTCCCGACGTGGTCAAGCATCTATATGGGGGACGCCACAGGGTGGCCCGTACTTGGTATGGGCGAAGAAAGGGCAAGATGACAAAGTACCGCTGGAAGACCCGGCCTTACCACCACCAGGTCGCTGCGGTCAAGAAGTTGCTGTCTACTGGGTTCGGTGGAGCCCTACTGATGGCGCCGCGTACCGGCAAGACAAAGACCATGATCGACTATGGGTCCTGCCTCTACGCAGCTGGCAAGGCGCAGCGCATCCTGATCTTCTGTCCCCTCTCGGTCATCGGGGTGTGGGAGCGGGAGATCGCCGCACACTGCCCCTTCCCCTCCCGGGTGACCGTATGGGACAAGGAGGCGAGGAAGAAGGGGGTTCAGCTCCCCGGCTATGGCAAGGATGTCATAGACTGGGTGATCCTGAACTACGATGCGCTCTCCACACCGGGGGCGGTCATTCGCGAGGACGACTACGGCAACAAGCTGAGGTCACGGCGTCGCGGGGGCAAGTACGACATCATGAAAGCCCTGACTCGGTGGCAGCCCCAGGTGATCTCCCTCGACGAGTCACACCGCATCAAGTCGCCGACCGCGGTCAAGTCCCGAATGTTGCACAAACTGGGACGATTGGCTGACTATCGTGTCATCATGACCGGCACCGTGGTCACCAAGAAGAAGCGGATCTTCGACATCTGGTCGCAGTGGAGGTTTCTCTACCCAGCTCGCTTCGGCAAGATGACCTTCACCGAGTTCAAGTCCACCTACGGTATCTGGCGTCAGATGCAGGGGTACCAGAAGTGGATCAGGAATCAGAACGAGGATGACCTGCATGCTCTGATTCACCAAGATGCGTTCGCCATCAGTCGCGAGGAATGCTTCGACCTGCCCGAACGCCGGCAGCAGATCATCCCGATCTCCCTGGAAGAATCTGGGCCCTTCTACGATCAGATGGCGCGCGATATGGTGGCGCGCATTCACACCGGCGAGATCACCCAGGCATCCATCTCCCTGGTGCAGACGCTTCGGTTGCGCCAGATCACCTCGGGTATCGCCAAGACCGAGCCCACTGCGGATCATCCCGAAGGCCGCCTCGTTCGTGTGGGACATGAAAAGCTGAACGTCATGGAGGATATCCTCAGTGACCTCTTCGAGGCTGACGAGAAGGTCGTGGTCGGGGCTCACTTCGTCGGCGACATCGCCGCGATCAAAGCCATGTGCGACAAGATGAAGATCGACTGCTTCGTGCTCCGCGGTGGGGTGCCTCGCCGGCAACGCGATGCCGACATCGAGTCGTTCAGGAAGCACCCTGGTCCGGCCTGCTTCGTGGCTCAGCCCCAGGCGGCATCTCTCGGTATCGATTTGTCGACTGCCTCGATCTGCATCTGGTTCTCTCTGACGCCGAGCTACGTCGACTTCTCTCAGTTCGAGGACCGCATCGCTCTGTCGAACCGCAGCACCATGTACATGTACCTTCTAGCTGAGGGCACGGTCGACGAACTCCTGTATGAGACGCTACAGGAAGACGGAGATGTTGCCAAGGCGATCATGGCCTCTCCCGAGCGCCTATTGCGAGAATGAAGCACCCTCTCGGCAATTGACTGATCAGGCTAGGAAGGATAGCATTTACTAAACCGCCCCCGACCGAGGAGGTATTCCCGCACGTGATCATCATTGAGGGCCCCGATGGAGGTGGCAAATCGACCTTGGTTCAGCTCCTGTCGGAGAGGCTCAAACTCCCAGTGGCTGACAAGGTCGTTGCCTCGGACACTACCGCCATGGTGGATCTGGTGAAGTGGACCGAGGAGAACGTCGAGAAGGGTTTCCAGCGGACTATCTTCGACCGCCACCGCCTGATCTCGGAGCCTATCTACGGCCCCATCCTCAAGCCTCGTCAGGACCCCAGCTTCGGCGACCTGGCCTGGATGAGTGACATGGTCTGGCGATTCTATCAGGCCAAGCCCATCGTCATCTACTGCCTGCCGGACATCCACACCGTACGGGCCAACGTGCTGCGCGAGGACACCGACAACTCGGTGGTCCAGAACCGCATCGCGGCTATCTACGTCTCGTATGTGAACCGTGCCGCTCTCGACTTCACTCGAGGTGTGGGGCGGCTGTACAACTACAAGACCACCAGGCTCGACGACATTGTCGGCTGGGTAAACCTGAAGCTCATGGAAAGGGCCCCTGATGACCGAGCAGTCTTCTTCCCTCGGCAAGCTGATTCCGAGGCAGTCGACCGAGGACGCAACGAGGCAGCGAGCCGGGCTCCCCACTGAGTTGCCGAAGGTCAACTACCTCGAGATGATCTTCGAGGGCCAGCGCCACCTCATGACGAAGTATCATGCCCGGGAGAAGGCCAACGGCAGCCCGGTCATCACCTCGGACATGGAGGGCAACCTCGACGACCGCATGGTGCAGGCCCGCTGCCACGAGCTCTACGGCTACATGGTGCGCGAGGTCTCCGAGGCCATGCAGGAACTGCGCAACAAGCCATGGAAGAAGAGCGACACGCCGGTCGAGCGGGACCTCTTCGTCAACGAGATCGGCGACGCTCTGCACTTCTTCGTCGAGCTCTGCATCACCGCCGGCATGACCGCGGAGGACCTGCACCGGGCTTACTTCCGCATGCACCAGAAGAACAACGAACGCCTCGCCGGCTCGTACTGACCGAATCAACAACTAGGGGGAAACAGTGTCGCGCCGCATAAGCTCCATACGGATGCACCAGGTCCGGGAGACCGCGCACACTGTCGGAGCGATCGCCGCCGCAGCCTTCCTCATCTTTATGATGGTGGGCGCGGCGGCTTTCGCGCTTCTGATGGTAAACCTCAACGAGAAGTTGTGATGAGAACTTTCCACAGCAAAACCATGACCCAGCTGCACGACCAGATGATCTTGTCTCTGGTTCAGGCCCAGCAGAAGGACCTCGACGTGATCTCCAACGTCGACGTTCAGATCCACAACGTCATGGGGTACGCCGAGTCCATGGACTGGGACTTCGACCTCAAGACGCTCTGGCTCACCAAGTCGCGGTGGTCCATGATGGTCCGCCAGTACCTCGACCCCGACGAGCTGACGGCCTGGATCGACCAGTGCACCTCGAAGGTAGGCGTTAAGGGCCGTGGGATCGCCGTCCTGCGAACTCGGATCGTCAAGCCGAGGGGTGGGGCCGCGACGGGCCACACGAACCGCGAGACGCGACGCTGGGGCTCTTGCATGCTGACGCTCAGCTACAAGGCCCTGCCCAAGCCGCAGATCACCCTGCACTCCAGGACCTCGTACCTGGGCTACATCGGCGCCCTCGACCTCTCGGTGGCCTGGATGGCCGCTCGGTATCTCGCTGAGGAACTGAAGATCGACGTGAAGGACATCTCGTTCCTGTGGTACAACGAGGCCATCCAGTGGCACAACTTCAAGTCGATGGCCTGGATGCTCTGCAACCCGGACCCCGAGCTGAAGTCCATGTACCGCCGGTTCCTGACCAAGCCGGTCTCCAAGCTCACCGAGGTCGAGAAGGAGATCATCGAGGAGTCGCCGGCTCTGCGCATGACCCGGAACTGGCTGACCAAGGTCCGCAAGGAAGATGCGGCCGGCGCCACGTACGGTGACATGACGTACAACACCTACCGTCGTATCCGCCGGCGGTGGCACACCGAGGTCCTCGGGTACGAGAAGGCCCAGACCTTCGAGGGATGGTCGCTCTATAAGGTCGGTGAGAAGAAGGGGGAACAGAAGGAGTTCTTCAAGGCCTACAACCCCCTGCCCTCGGTCATGATCAGCGACTGCGACTTCTCGGCGATCAAGATGCCGCTGGGTGAGCGCTACGGTGGCGACTTCGTCTCGGGGGCTGACGACGAGGACGACGATGACGATGAGTGACGAGGAAGCCTGCACTCACCCCAACGGTTTCGGGGTCTATGGCTGCCCTTGCGGTGCAGTGAGGGAGGATCAGGGAGTCGCCGGCAGCCTCACGGTAGATGAGTCTCAGCTCATGACCGTCGAGGTCAAGCCGCCGTCTCGCCGGGTACAGATCGTGGTCCTGCACAACGATGAGACCTACACCTACCACCCGGTGCCGCCGGGCCAGGGCTGGAAGATGGTGAATCCCGGGCTGTTGCTCATCGGCAGCGGACTTGGTAGGGTACACGTACCACTTATCGGGGTCCGGTATTTCATGCCGGAAGAGTACTAGGAGAACAGTAGTGAGGGTCTACCAAGGTATGACCTTCGCCGACATGGTCGGGCAGATGTATCAGGACTTCCTGAGCTCTGCCCGGCCCGTCGACGTGGGGCAGTGGCAGGGGCTCGACATCAGGGGCGATGCCTCAAAGGTCACTTGGGAGCTCAGGGAAGCAGTCCTGCAGCTCGGGATGCCCGACACGATGAGTCAGGCGCAAGCGATGATCTCGCCGAACCTGCCCTGGGCTGAGGATCACTTCCAGGAACGAGTCGGTCGTGAACCGCTCAACCCCCCGCCCTCCGCCAAAACCTGGCCGTTCGCCCAGACTGGCCATGAAGACCACGTGGATGAGTTCGGCAAGTTCTCCCACACCTACCCCGAACGATTCTGGCCAAAGCATGCGGGTGAGGGTATGGTCGAGTACAACGGGGAGACGGTGACCCACGTGGGCATCCGGTTTCGGTACGGCGACCTCGACGATGTGGTATGGAGGCTGATCCAGAACCCGCTGACCAGGCAGGCTTACCTGCCGGTCTGGTTCCCCGAGGACACTGGGGCGCCGGAGGGCGAGCGAGTACCCTGCACGATCGGCTACCACTTCATGATCCGCGAGGGACGACTCCACGTCAGCTACACCATAAGGGCCTGCGACTTCATGCGGCACTTCAGGGATGATGTCTACATGGCAGTCCGACTTGGGCAGTGGGTCCGAGATCAGCTTCCCCACGAGGGCCAGCTTGAGATGGGCGAACTGACCATGCACGTCGGGTCGTTCCACATCTTCAAGGGGGATCGGCCCATGGTCAAGCACAAGGCCATGGAGTACATCTACCAGCGCAACCAACGACTCCTGGAGATCATGCGATGACCCGAGAAAGGCCATCCACCGACTGGGTTCTCATGAACTCGGCATTCATCTGGAAGCACCGCAGCACCTGCGACCGGGCTCAGGTCGGGGTGGTGATATCACGTAATGGCCGCATCCTGGCCACCGGCTACAACGGTGCGCCCTCGGGTATGGACCACTGCGACCACAGCTGTAACTGCAAGGGACTGACCCTTTGGGACAACCCCAACCACCCCCCGACGTGCCAGAGTCAGCAGCCCTGCCGCAAGTCGGTTCATGCCGAGGCGAACGCGTTCAACTTCGCGGCCCGCTTTGGTGTGGGAGTCGATGGTGCTGAGCTCCACACGACGAGGGTGCCCTGCCTGCCATGCGCCGGCTCGATCATCAATGCGGGTATCAGGCGGGTGGTCTGGTACGAGGAACACAGGGAGATGGATGGCTTCCTACTCCTTGGGCAGGCCGGTCTCGAAGTGGTAAGGTGGGAAGCATGAGAGGTAAATTCTCCAAGCTTCGTAAGTGTCGACGATGCGGATGGACCATAATCCGTACGCCAATGGGCTCAGAATGCGGGTGTACACTGTGAGCGACCCCCTTAAGCCCAACCGAGGCTGCACCGACTGCAAGCTCCACCGTAATGCTGAAGATGTCTGCGTCATGGGTACTGGCCCGCGGGATGCCGAGATCATGGTCGTCGGCAAGATGCCCAACTCCGACCGCAACCAGGCCGCGATCCAGTCTCAGCTCGAGGAGGTTGGCCTCGACCCCTCTCGGGTGTACTACACCCAGGCTCTGAAGTGCCGCAACTGGGAGGACAACGCCAGCAACGCGGACATCAAGGCTTGCCGGCAATATCTCGACGCCGAGATCGACGAGGTGATGCCGACGCACATCCTCGCCCTGGGCAATGAGGGGCTCTTCGCGACCACGGGCCGATCTGGCATCACCAAGTATCGAGGCAAGCCCATCGATCGTGGGGGGCGAACCATCATTCCCACGATCTCTCCGATGGCCGTGAATCGCAATCCCGGTCAGCGCCCCGGGTACATCGCCGAGCTCAGGCTCTTTGCCAACGAGTACCTCGGCAAGACCACGGGTATTAAGGTACCGCGGTGGGCGGTCATCGACGACCAGAAGAAACTGAAGGCGCTGAAGCAGATCCTCGAGTGGTCTCACACCATCAGCTACGACGTCGAGACCACGATCAACCCTCTCGGCGAGTTCGACCCCAAGGCCAAGATCATCTCGCTTGCCGGCACATGCATCGCTGAGTTGGACGGTAAGCAGAAGGTCTTCGGCTTCGCCCTGCCGCTGTATCACCCCGAGTCGCCCTGGCAGAAGACCTGGAAGTCGGTGCTGAAGTTCCTTAAGCCGGCTCTCGAGAGTATCCCCAAGGGTATTGCCCAGAACGGGAAGTTCGACTGCCGCTGGCTCAAGCACTTCGGTGTGGACATGAACCAGGCCTTCGATACGATGTTGGCCATTCACCTCCTCAACGAGAACATCGCCAAGGGACTGAAGCCCAACGCCCAGTCTCGGCTGGGGGTGGCGCCATGGGGCCGTGACACTAAGAACCTGCTCCTCGACCCCATCTTGGAAGTGCTGGAGTACAACTTCCTTGACACGTACTACACCTACCTCCTGTACAAGCAGCTGAAGGATGAACTTGTAGAGCAGCCCCGGTTGCTCAGAATCCTCAGCAAGCTGTACATGCCGGCGAGTCGCGACCTGGTACCGATCGAGCGGCGCGGGATCTGGCTCGATGTCGACCGACTGCGTGAACGCAAGCCTCAGGCCGAGGCCAAACTCAAGGAGATCGAGGATCGGCTCAATGAGTACCTGCCCGACCCCGAGTCTGAAGAGTGGCCCATGGACTCCAAGGGTAAGAGGAAGCTCGAGATCAACTACAACGCGAGCCGATTCGCGAGGTGGTTCCTTTTCGACTGGCTCGAGCTCCCCGTACTCGAACGGGGTAAGGAGAAGCCGAATGGCGACCCCGGCGACCCCAGCATGGCCGAGTCTATCCTCCTTCACCTCAAGGGTAGGCACCCTGCCGTACAGTTGATGCTCGACCGAGTCGGGTGGCAGAAGAACCTCAGCTCGTTCTTCAATGCCTACGAGAAGATGTACGACGAGAACCACCGGGTCCACACCACCTTCAAGCTTGCCGGCACGGTGACCGGCCGCCTGAGTTCGGGCAAGGAAGACGCGGAGAAGGTGGGTGGTCGTACTGACCTGCGGGGGGTCAACCTGCAGCAGGTACCCCGAGACCCATTCATCCGGGGCATGTTCGGGGCGCCGCCCGGCTGGTCCTTCGTTGAGGCTGACTACTCGCAGATTGAGCTGAGGATCGCCGCGTTCATCGCCAACGAGCGGCATATGCTGCAGCTCTACAACGAGGGCGCGGACATTCACATGACCACAGCCATGGCGGTGACGGGGCTGCCTCGGTCGGAGGTCACGAAGGAGATCCGCAAGAAGGTCGGCAAGCCGGTTAACTTCGGATTCCTCTATGGCATGGGGTGGAAGAAGTTCATCGAAACCGCGTTCAACAACTATGGCGCAGTCTTCACCGAGAGCCAGGCCAGGGCATACCGAGAGGCTTATTTCGATCTCTTCCCCGACCTGCAGCGGTGGCACGAGAGGCAGCGCAGGCTCGTACGGAATCACGGGAGGGTGCAGAGCCCCCTGGGGCGAGTGCGCCACCTGCCCGACATCCACTCGCCCGAGAAGGGGGTCCAGGCCGAAGCAGAGAGGCAAGCAATCAACTCGCCTGTGCAGGGCTTCGCCTCCGATATGGCCCTGCTCTCTATGACTCTGATCAACGAGGAGTTCAGGCGGCAGGACATTGCCGGCAACTGCTTGGGCCTCGTCCACGATGCTATCAACTTCGAGATCCGAGACGACGACCTTCACCGTGCTCTGCCGATCATCAAAGACACCATGGAGGACCCCGGTCCGCTGAGGAAGAAGTTCGGTACCATCCTCACCATCCCCATCATCGCGGATCTGAAGATCGGCCGGCACTGGGGTGACGCCCACGAGGTGGACAACGAAGAGGTCATCTACGACCCCGACCAGTTGAACCACTGGCTGGCTGAGAATCACCCCAGTTACGACCACATGAAGAAGGAGCTGGCAAGCGCCTGATTGACCTCTGGTGTGGGAGCTGATATACTGCTAGGCAAGGAGGTGAACCATGTCTAGGAAGCGTTCCCACACCAAGCTTTGCCCCAAGCACGGCAAGAAGATCTTTACGGATTGGGTCTCAGCTACCCTCACGCTGGAGGAAATTCAGCTGAGGTCACGACGAGAGATTCACAATGAGGTCAGGTCTCACCCGTGTGAGTTCGGGTACGGCTGGCACCTGACCTCAGAAGAACAGCGAACTGAAGTGCCGGGAATTCGTCATTCCGCATAAGGTTGACCCTTAGCCTCCCCGGCCGATATGATCGTCTCACGACATTGACCGAGGAGGAACTGCCCATGCCTGGGCTCTACTTTGACGAGAGTGTTGGCAAGTACGTTGTCACCCACTCGATGATAAAGGCTTTCCGGCGCTGCCCCAGGCAGACCATGTACAAGCAGGTCGAGCGGCTCAAGCCCAGGGTTCTCACCAAGCCGCTGAAGCGCGGCACTTGGATGCACTACCTCCTCGAGGAACACCATGCTGGTCGCGACTGGCAGAAGATGCACCAGGCCTTGTCGACCAAGTATGACGAGATGTTCGACGAGGAGAAGGCCGAGTACGGCGATCTGCCCACCGAGTGCAAGCAGCTCATGGAGTCGTACATCTGGCACTATGCCAACGACCCCTGGAACGTGCTCGAGACAGAGTTCACCCTGGAAGCCGAGTTCCCCGACGGCACTCTTTACCGAGGCAAGATTGACGCCTTGGTCGAGAACCAATTCGGCCTCTGGATCGTCGACCACAAGACCCACGGGGTATTCCCCGATCGGGCTTTCCGCATCCTCGATGCTCAGTCGGCCCTGTACATCTGGGCGGCCAAGAGGATGGGCATGGACATCCAGGGCTTCCAATGGAACTACTTGAAGACCAAGGCTCCTTCCAAGCCTACGCTGCTGAAGGACGGCTCTCGACTGTCCAAGCGCATGGGCGAGACCGACTATCTCACGTACACCCGGGAGATCCAGAAGCTGAAGCGAGAGCGCGGTTACAGGATCACCAAGGCTGACGTGTTGATGGCCAACCGACTCAAGGCCCAGCGATACGTGCCCGGCGAACCTCAGCTCTCCGAGTTCTTCCGTCGAGACATCCTCGAGAAGGACGACGCGATGCTGAAGCGAGTCGCGTCCGAGGCCTATCACACCGCCAAGCGGATGGCCAATTACCCCTTCCACCAGAGGGACATCGTCGAGCGCAACACGGATGACCGGGGCTGCCGTTACATGTGCAGCTACACCGATCTCTGCACCGTCGAACTGGTGGGCGGTAACACCCGACCGCTGATGAAGAACTACAAGGTCGGCGACCCGCAGGACTACTACCAGGACCGTGCCGGCGAACTGCGAGGCTCCAATGCCTAAGGCCCCTGTCTGCAACCGCTGCGGGGACGACCCCGGAACCGAGCCTCAAGACCATCGGATACCCTGTAAGGTACAGGGTTGTCCGGACCGCAAGAACCACGCCACCTGCGAACACTGAAGGAACCATGGCAGAAAAGGACTACAACGCAATCGCGAGGAAGCGGATCCACCGACCCGCCTCCATCCAGCGACTGCCCAAGATCCACATCTACGGGCGACAGAAGAAGGGCAAGACCACCTTCAGTGTCAGCGCCGGCATCGAGAAGACTCTGGTCCTCGACCCGGAGCACGGCACCGACCTCATGAGGGCCAAGAACCCCCACGTCTGGCCCATCGAGCGGTGGGAGGACATGGATGAGGCCTACAACTTCATCCGTGGGGGCGATCACCCCTACGAGTGGATCTCGGTCGACGGCCTGACCAAGCTCTCCAACATGGCCCTGAAGTACACCATGCGGCTCCAAGAGGAGCGATCGATCGACCGCATCCCTGGCATGGTGCAGCTGAAGGACTATGGCAAGTCCGGTGAGGTCATGAAGACCATGCTGGACAACTTCCACAACCTGAAGTACGGGGTCATCTTCACCTCCCAGGAGCGCATGCAGGAGGGTGTGGACAGCGAGGAGGACGAGGACGTTGAGTCGGAAGGCGCGGAGTTCGTGCCCGATCTGCCGAGGGGCGTTCGCGGCCATGTCAACTCCATCGTCGACGTCATCGGTCGTATTTACGTGGCGAAGGTGGATGCGCCTGACGGTACGACGAAGCCGCAGCGGCGGCTCTGGGTCGGTGAGACGCTGAAGTACGACACCGGCGCCCGCTCCGACTACTCCCTGCCCGACATGATCAAAGTCCCCAGCATCCCCAAGCTGGTGGCCCTCATGGAGTCCGGCAAGCTGCCGGCTCGAGCCCCCAAGGCTAAAGCCAGCTGAGAATGGCACTTGCCATGGTCGGTTGATCTCCACACGACCGGGCGATAAGATCATCCATACATGCCCCGATTGGGGGCAGACCGAGGAAGGTATTACCCGTGGCCGAAGCAGCAACCACCGCGATTCTTGACTTCTCTGGGGTCAAGGAAGGCGGAGCCTCTTTCAACAAGAAGCGCGTCCCCACCGGCGACTACCTGGCGAAGATCACCAAGGTCCAGGACTCGCCGACGAAGGACGAGAAGGAGCCCCAGTGGCTCTACACTATCGAGCTGGTCGACAAGTACACCGACCGCAAGTTCCCCTTCTACTGCAAGCTGGTGCCGAACCAGCTCTGGAAGCTGCGGAACCTCTTCCTCGCCGCCGGCATCACCATCCCGAAGCAGAAGGTCAAGCTCAACCCCAACCGCGTGGTCGGCAAGCTGATCGGCATCACGCTCGAGGACGACGAGTACGACGGCAAGCTTCAGTCCAACATCTCGCAGACCTTCCCGGCGTCCGAGCTCGAGGACGGCGAGGACCCAGAGGGTGACGAGGAGGACACCGACGACGAGGCGACGGACCTCGACGAGGAGGACGAGGAGCAGGTCGACGACGCCGAGGAAGAAGAGGACGAGGAGGAAGAGGAGGAGCCCGAGCCGGAGCCGGTGAAGACCAAGGCTCGCATCCCCGGCCAGCGCAAGACCTCCCCGGCCGCGGCCAAGAAGGCGCCGGCTCGACGTGCCGCGGCGAAGGTCGCCGAGGTGGATGACGACGAGCTCGAGGAGCTTGACCTCGACGACCTCTAGGCCGAGACGGGCGAGCGATTGACTCAAAGTCTATCCCCCGTCCCTAGCTCGTCCTTGACCTCTCATAGACCGAGATGAGATGATCATACTGCTGGATCGAGGGCCTTACCCCGAGGCTGGTCTCCCACCTGCTGAGGTCCTCGACCTGGTATAAGTTTGGGCAGCCCGGTTTCAAAATGCCTCCTCGGTCAAAGAAGGTCGACTCCGGGCTGCCCTCTCTCATGTATTAGGCGGGAACATGTCTCAACCAGAGTCCAAGCTATCCCGAGCAATCCTCACCGCCCTCCGCAAGGAGGGGGTCTTCTGCTTCAAGTTCCACGGCGGACCACTCACGATGGTCGGGGTTCCCGACATCATCGCATGTGTGGACGGTCGCTTCGTGGGCATCGAGACGAAGATGCCGGCGAAACGCAAGAACGTCAGCCCCGCGCAGAGGCGCATTCACGAGCTCATCGTGCAGGCGGGCGGCGTCGCTGTGGTAGTCTGCGGCGTCCGTGAAGCGCTGGGCATCGTGCATGAACTGCGCATCGCGCCAGGTGCGCCGCCCGTCCGTGCGATCATCCAGGAGGATACCGCATCATGAAGCTCGAAGAGGTTTGGTCTGAGCTTCGCCGGGGTAAGCGTCTCGGCAACGGCCATTGGGACTCGGGGATGTACATCGTCCTCCAGCCGGGGTACCCCGAGGGCATCCCGATCAACAAGAACACCTCAGATGCCACCGGCCTCCCGATGGGCACGGTCAAGCGATTCCGGCCCTACGTGATGCTCCACACCCTCGACGACGCCTTCGTGCCCTTCGTCATGACCCAATCCGACATGCTCAGCGAGTACTGGTTCATCATCCCCGACAACCCTCAGGGTGCTGCGCCTACCCCGAACCCCGCGGTCATCGGCTACAACTTCGAGGATCCTCAGCCCGCGATCCGTGTGAACCGATGCAAGAACCCCAACTCCGAGGGCGACTGCAACTGCTGACACACCACCGAGCCCCGGCCCAGGAGATCTGAGGTCGGGGCTCAGTAGCGTCAGCCGACGGGGCGGATGAGCTCCTTGTCGATCTTGCCGGTGAGGATGTCCCGCATGGAGCGGAAGACGTCGACCATGTTGACCGTGTTGAGATCGGGAAGGTCAGCCCAGTTGTTCACCCCCGGCATCAGTCGCTGGGCGACCCAGATGCCATCCTCGAGCGTCCACTGAACCTGTACCACCCAGTTGCTGCCCTCGACCTTGCGGGCAACTTCCAGCCTCTTCAGGGTCTTCTGTGCCATCTTCCTCAGCTCCTCGCACTTGATGCAGATTGTACCCCAACTACCACCATGGCGGGGGCATTTGAACTTCGGCTGACCCATCAGAGTCGCTCGAGGATCAGGGCCGTGTCGGTGTGGGATCGCACGGTCACTCCGTCGACTCCGTAGTGTCGCTTCAGCCAGTAGATCCAGACCTC